AGAAAGCCCGCCCGGCGCGTGGCAAACGGAGTGGGATCGAAGGTTTCACACGGTCATCGAGTACCGGCAAGAAATTTGTGAGCTACGCGACCGAATCGCAGATTACTTGCGCGAGATTGATGCGTTAAAGGCAGAGAACGAGAAACTGCGAGAGAGCAACGAGCGCTGGGTGATGGAGCCCTAGCCCTCGCCCAGCAGCTTCTCCCCCGCGGGCGTGAGCACCAGCTGCTCGCGCGTCTTGCGGTCGCGCATGTACTCGCGCACGGTGACGAGGCCATCCAAGCGCATTGCTGTGAGCTCGCCAAAGAATTCACGCCGGTTGGGGATGACTTGTTGACACGATTTGAAGGCGTCGCACGCGCCGCGGGCATTCTCGCTCGGGCTGAGGGCAATGCCGCGCTGCGTGGCCGCGCTCAATATTTTTAGCACCTCAACGCGTTTAGATTGACGCAACAGCTTGCGCGCAAAAGCCGTGCTCGCGACCTCGCCAAAACGCCGAAAGACTTTGGCCGCGGCGTCGAACTCAAGCTCGATCTCGTCTTGCAGCGCGCCGAAGTTGCACTTCTCGTGGCGTAGGCTCACCGACCCGTCGCCGCGCGTCATCGCCCAACGTGAGCGTGCGCTGTTGTTCCAGGCGGTTGATCCGCTGAAAGTCGTGTTGCTGTCTCTCGCCTCGCCAAAGCGCACCGATTGCTTATCAACGTGTGCGAGCAGCAACACCGCGGCGCCTGACTGCAGTGCGATAGCGTTCAAGCAGCGCATAAAGCCGCGCACTTCGGCGCGGTCATTCTCGTTGCTGTTAAACACGTCACTTGCGTTGTCGAGAATGACAACCTCGGCCGCGTGCTCCTTCACCACGTCCGCAAGCCACTGCATCCGCGCGGTCGGCAAGCCGTCCCGCCACATCACGCAATCGTGCTGCGTGAGATCGTATGCGACCAAGCGCCCAGCGAGATCGGTTAACGCCGCGCCGGTGTCTGTCAGAATGTTGCTGACGCGGAAATGCACCGTGCGCTCGCTGTCTTCAGCGCTCACGACGAGCACCTTGCACGCCTCAACGGCCTCGCCCAAAAAGGGCTTGCCGAGCGCCAAGCTCGCCGCGAGCTGCAGCGACAAGTTCGATTTGCCAACGCCGCCGTTGGCACTGAGCAACGTCGTCGTGCGCGCCGGCAGCCACCCCGCCCAGCGAAACGGCGCAGCCTCGGGCGCATGGGCGGCGAGCGCCGCCCAGTCCATGGGCGCGAGGGCCGCGCTGGCCTCGACGGGCCGCGGGCTGCCCAGGTTGATGGTGACGGGCGCGACCGGCTCCGGCCGGAACCGCTCCGCGCCCTGCACCATTCTTGGAATCTCAGAGTATCGCGCCCGCCAGCGCTCGAGCTCGACGGGTTCGCTCGGCCGCGCGGTGTCCATCACGCCGCGCAAGTGATTCACGACGGCGCCGCCCGCGGCACCGGCCGCGACGAGCTTGGCGGAAAGTTTCACGAGCGGATCGTGATAACTTTCGCCGGTGAGAATGCGGCGCAAGAGTTCGGCGTTCTCGGCATCCGGCGGCACGTCTTTCACGCTCTGCGTAACGCGAGAGACGCGCGTGCGCACCGTGTCCAAATCAATCCCAAACACGCCGAGCGCGTCCGCCAGAGAGAGCCGATGCGCCGGCCGCCACTCGCGCAAAGTGACGGGGTAGTTATGCCCGCCTTTCCCGTTCACGCCCGCTGGCAATCGGCAGTACCGCACCGCGTTGTTGCCGCTGCTGTCCGCGCGCACAAGCCGAGCGTCGGCCATCGTTTGCATGACCGCATCGACGAGCCCTGCGTCACACGCGTTGGCGTCGTCAAGGTCGAGCAGCACCCCAATCTGATGATTGCCGGGGCTTGTCTCAATAATGAACGACGGCGTACCGTTGAGCTCGCCTGGGTCGGCATCATCCGCGACCAACGCCGCGAGCGCGGCAAAGTTGTGCTTGCTGCGGCGCGGTCGCTCGCCGTTGAGTTTAAGCCGCGCAACGGAATAGTAGGTGTTCTGCTCGACGCGGCGGTCGATCATCAGCCGCGCGTTTTGCGTAGCAACATATAGCTGCCCTGCCCACGCGTCTGGCCCGACGGCGTTAGGGTCGCCTGCGAAACACGCAATCCAACCGTGGCCGCCCTCCACGAGCGGGCCATACACGGCCTCAAGAAACTCGGAATTGCTGACCATCCGAGCCCCGGCTTACTTCAATTTGGCAAGGTCGTGAAGCGTCAGTGTAACCCTTTGTTTCTCCGCAAGTTTTAATAGCGCCGGCCAGTGACGCTGGGGGACGTGCCCGTCGGTGCCGCGTTTCCTCGACGGCATCATCCACCGGCTGACCGCGCTCGGGCTGATTTTCAAGGCACGCGCTAAAGCGCGGACACCGCTAAATTTTTCGACAATTTCACGCGCTGGGGATAGTTGTTTCGACATTTTTTCCTCTCGAAGGTTGCAAGACGCGCCCGAAGGTGCTTTACTGGTGCGGAATTGTCAACATGACGTTTCAATCAATAAACCGTGAAAACCTACAAAGTCAATACCCCTTGGTTCGTTGACCGCTTGGCAGAGCGGCATCTTTCCATGCGCCGCCTTGCGAAGTTGATGAAACTCGACCCTTCTGCGGTATCTTTGATGCTTCGTGGACGACGCATGATGACTGCACACGAAGCCAACAAAATTAGCGGTGTGTTGACCATTCCGGTCACTGAGGTTTTGCGACAAGCCGGCGTGTCGATTGACGACAACATGCGGCAAGTTGCGTTGAAAGCAATGATTGACCAGCACAGCCGCTTGGCGCCAATTGTCACAAAAAACCCGCGCCGCCTCTCTGCCCCTGACAACGTGCCCACTAACGGCCTTGCTGCGCAAGTCCGAGCGCCAAAGAGCGTTTTTGATGGTTGGGTCATTTTTGCTGGGGCGTTCGACAACCGAGTAGTTGCATTGATTGACCGGTTGTGTGTGATCGAAATGGTTGCAAACACTGGTGGAGCGATTGTCGGGACGTTACTACGCGGCTACGAGACCGACCGATTTAACGTGGTTCCCTTCGTCGGAAATTCGCTTGCAGATTTTGAAGGCATTGCCGTGAAATCTGTCGCACCGGTGCTGTGGATTCGGCCTGTGTGATTAAAATTTTGCATAAGGGTGTTGAGAATTTCGGTACGATGGTGTTATGATCACACAATAGCACGCACGAGGTCAAAATGAAAAGAGCAGAAACGCTCGCCGCCGAGTGGCTGACGGTGAAGCGACAAGAAGTTGAAGCCACAAACAGACGTTTGCAGGTTGAGGCCGAAATTCTGAAGTTAATGCCAGCGAAGGAAGAAGGTTCCAGCACGACGATGCTGACCAATGGCTGGCGTATCAAAACGACGGGTAAGTTGACTTATCGCGCTGAGATTGACCGGCTGCTTGAGTTGTGCGCAGCGTGGCCCAGTGATGCGAAGCCAGTCAAAACAAAAGTGGAAGCGGACGAGGCGTTACTGAAAGCAATCCGCACTGACCGCCCTGATCTTTGGCGGCAGATTGCGCCAGCCATCACCGTTAAACCAAGCAAAACTTACATTGTCATTGAGGAGCCGAGCCATGGCGTTTGATCTGCAGAGCATCCGCAAGAATGAAGCCCTCGCCGCGCCGCGCGTGATGGTGTACGGCATTGAGGGAATCGGCAAGTCGAGCTTTGCTGCGGGCGCGCCCTCCCCGATTTTTATTCCGACCGAGGACGGTTTGGGCAACTTGTCCGTTGAGCACTTTCCAATTGCAAAATCCAGCAACGACGTGCTGTCAGCGATAGGCGCTTTGTTTGACGGCGGCCATGATTTCCGCACCGTCGTGATCGACTCGCTCGATTGGCTGGAAACGCTGATTTGGCGCGAGATTGAAAGCAAGTACGACGCGAAAGACTTGGCTTACGGAAAAGGCGCAGTGTTGCAGGCCGACCGCTGGCGCCAAATCTTGGACGGGTTGAGCGCGTTGCGCAGTGAGTGCGGCATGATCGTGGTGCTGATTGCTCATTGCGAAATCCGCCGCTTCGACTCGCCGGAAACAGAACCCTACGACCGCTATCAGCCGAAGCTGCAGGCGCGCTCGAGTGCGCTACTGCGCGAGTGGGCTGACGCGGTGCTGTTTGCAAACTTCCGCACGGTCATTAAAAAAGACGAGGTGGGGTTCAACAAGACCGTCGCCCGCGGTATTTCCACCGGCGAGCGCCTGTTGTTCACCTCGGAGCGGCCGGCTTATATGGCGAAAAATCGTTACGCGTTGCCTGAGAGCATTCCGCTGCAGTGGAGCGCATTTGAATCTGCAATTAGCAATTAAGGAGCATGTATGCCAAGTTTTAATTTTGATGCTGCGAATCACGTCTCAACCGAGGCACCGGCCTTCGGACCGTTGCAGAAGGGCATGTACGAGGTGATGGTCGTTGCGAGCGATTTGAAAACTACGCAGGCGGGCACCGGCGAGTTCATTGAGCTCACGCTGCAAGTCGTGTCGGGCCCGCACGCCGGGCGCCGGTTGTGGGATCGACTCAACGTCAGCAACCCGAATAAAAAAGCGGAGGACATTGCGCGTCGTCAACTGCAGGCCTTGTGCCTCGCGTGCAAGGTCAAACTGATGTCGAGCACTGAGCAGTTGCACGACATTCCGGTGTTGGCGCAGGTCGATTTCGACCGCAATGACGCGACGAGAAACCGAATTGTGA